CCTCAAAGCCGCCCTGCTCCAGGGCCAGCTTCTGTGCTCCGGTCTGGACGCGGGCCAGCTCGGTCTTTAACAGCCGCTCGGCGGCTGCCCTTCCGCTGTCAAACTGGCGGCGGATATCCTTCCCCAGCGCCTGCACGCTCTTTCCACGGATCAGGCCGCTTTTCAGCACCCGTTCAAGCTGACGTTTGAGGTCTCTTTGGTTCGTCCAAAGACGATCCGAGTAATGCGCGTTGTAAAAGCTCTCGTTTACGATCTTTTCCGCGTCCTTTATGCTGATGGTTCCCCGCTTGCCCAGCAGGCCGGACTGGCGTTTCAGTTCGTCTGTTGTTCGTTTTGTCAGGGCCTGATCCATCAGCTTTTCCATACGGTTGTGCCCGTCTGTCAGCTCCAGCCCGATATTTGCGTGGAGCAGTTCCAGGCGGTTTGTTTTTACCGCCGCGTTATAGAGCCTTAGCTCCTTCTCCGCCTGCGGGGTCAGCTCCGTTTCCTGCACATAGCGGCGGACGCGCCGCTCATAGGCGGTTACATCTGTGCGGCTGATCCGCCGTCTTGCCTCGGCGTGGGTGATCCCCTCCTGCTGGGCGTACCGGGCATAGAAGCTCTCCAGCTCCCTCTGCACATCGTCGAGCATTGTCTCATACAGCTCGGCGGTTTCCCGGTCATACCCCTGCTCCTCCCTGGCGTTTTCCCGCAGGCTTTTTTCCTCCTGCTTTTTCCAGTAGTCCTTGACGGCCATCCGCTGCCTCCTTTCGTCTGGTTGAAAAATTTATTTTGATAAAAAAAGCACCCAATCCTTTGATTGAGTGCAGAAAATATTTACTGATATCATGCTCCGGCGCTGCCTATGGTTCAGTCGGTCAAGCCTTTCTCCAGGATTTCCACAAACGGAACCCCGTCAATCACCACGTTGTCGATCAATTCATCCCAAGTGTCGTAATCGTAAAATTCACTTTCTCTATCTGGCTCTGGGTACTGTATGCTGAAGCAAGGGTTTCCCTTGCCCGACTGGTCGTATTCCATGCTTAATCCATACATCTGATCCTTATAATAAAAATATCTGTCCTGAAACTCTAAATCTTCAATCAAGTCCTCCCGGTTTCCAAACCCCAGCCATGTCCATACCGGTTCAGTCTTTTTCTTCATTTTTCGCGCCTCCTCACTTCTTAATCCATTTTCCTGTCACCTGTTCAAATAACAACCGCTCCATTTCCGTGGGCTTCCGGCCGTCCCTGGAGCGCGTTCCTTTTTCATCGTAAACATGGACATGAACCTCTCCGCGCTCGAAATAACGACCGTCACCTTTATTTCTATGGTCGTGTCCCCAGTCAATATCAACCGTTTTCCGGCGGTCCATGCCGTAAACGGCAATCTGCTGCGTCTCCCCTGTTTTGGAGTTTACCGCAATGTAAATTGTACCCGGCGTATTGGAATATAGCGGCAGTGTTCCCTTTTGTGCTCTCCAGTCTCCCGAAAATTTCTTATCATTCAGGGAAAATATTTAGTTCCCGACACCACAATACTTAAAAATATCAATGACTTTATGCGGTTCAAAACTGACTGTCACCGTTCCGTCATCATGCAGGCGCCACTTCGCAATACAATAATACTGGTCATATGCGCGCAGATCTACACCTCTTCGACAGCACCTTTTATAAATAGCTGCCTGCTCCTCAGTTAATAGCCGCCCATAAAAATCCTCTAAATGCAGTTCTCCAGTATCTAAATGCCTGCCGGCAGAAAGCTCCGGCAGAAAGCGTTTTCCAAGCTTATTTGCTTCACGTTTCAGGATTTCTCGAAACCTTTTATCTTTTACTTCTGTGTCCTCAAGCTCGTCTTCATCCATCCAATCGCATCGAGGAGCATCCCCATATATCTCAACAAAATATTCGACGTCATGCTCTGTGCCGCTCACCAATACAACCGCGCCGTATTCTCCGGTTTTCTTTACCTTAACCTTCTGATATAACTGATACATCAATATTCATCCTTCTTTCCACGATGCGGCCGCGCGGTTATAAACTTTAGGGACGTAGCATTTTTATCTAACATCCATCCAGTTACGACTCTTCCCTTTTTGCTGATTCCTAAATCCATATTAACCTGAAATGCTACTCCGCCGTGCCGATTTGGCTTAAATTCTAATAGCTTATTTTGCTTTAACCCCTGAAGAATATCCTTGCGTAACCGCTTATAATTGGACATATTATAGCCTAAACTATGAAAAAACCTGCTTTTTGCCGGATCTTTACTAGGATTCAGAAGATAGTTTTTTAGTTTACTGCTAGGAATTATTGCATTTTTAATGTTTCCTGTATAGGAAGTTGTTCGAAACGCCGCTCCTCTTCCACCCATATTATAGCCTCTTTCTCATCATTTGTGAATAGCTTTCAAAAAAAACAACAGGATCGTTTTCCATTCCGGGAAACGCCTGTCCGACAACAATAATACGTGTTGGCCGCAGCTCCTCCAGCATCCGTTGATAACCACGCCAAAACAAATATTTGGTTTCGGTATTTTTTAAACAACCGTTTGTACTGACTGATAGAGTACTGTGCCTGGGCAGTCCGTCAAAGCACCACGACAGGCTTTCCCTGTCGCTCCAGCTTACGGCCGGGATGACATTTACGCCGTTTTTCCGCAGCCAGTAATCCATCGCGCGGTTGCGGTAACAATTCCAAATCTGCTGGGCACGCGGCATATCGACATACATGGAAAAGTCCACGCCGATGACTCCTTCAAATTCCATCAGCAGCTTCAAATAACGTCTCGGCATATTCCAAACCCGCTCAAAGCGGTAATCGTCCACAAAAAAGTGAAGCCATTTTCCCTCGCGTTCCCTCACGCCCGGCGCCAAATGGAACGGGACAATTTCCTTCGGAAGGAGCTGGACAGCCTCCCCCTGCGGCATGCCAAGCCTGCCGCACAAGCGCGCCCCCTCTGTGATATCCAGCTTTAAGCCTTCCTGCTTTAGGCGGTACATCGCAGCCTCACCATCTCTTTCTGATAAAATTAAATTTGGTATTTCCCTATAAAAAAAGCACCCAATCCTTTGATTGAGTGCAGAAAATATTTTTAATATGTTGGAAAAAGGGTTGACAATACGTGTAACACGTGTTATAATAGAATCAAGATAAGGAAAGGAGATTCAGTCAAATGCCAATGACGCCAAAGCAGATGATGAAGCTGCTGGAACAAAACGGCTTCGAATGTGTCCGGTCAAATGGTTCCCATCATTTTTACAGGAATCCTGTCACGGGGAAAACTACCACAGTTCCTTATCACGCAAAAGATTTAAAACCGGGAATTGAAAAAGCAATATTAAAGCAAGCGGGGCTGAAATAAGCCCTGTACTTCCCGGCATAATATATATTAGAATGGAGGAGCACAATGAAAAAATTATTTTATCCTGCGGTTTTTCACCCGGAAGATACCGGTTACTCTGTATTTGTACCGGATATTGACGGATGTTTCTCTCAGGGTGATACTCTGGAAGAAGCAATTGATATGATTTCAGATGCTATCGGTTTATGCTTAGAAGAATTTGCAGGAAGAAAAGAGGATGTTCCACAGCCTTCTAATCCTAAAATTATAGAATGTGAACCGGAGGATTTTGTTGCATTAATTGAATTTGACTGGATTGCTTACCAAAAAAAGCATGACACCAGATCAGTTAAGAAAACGCTGACAATCCCCTCATGGCTTAACACATTGGCAGAAGAACAGCACATCAATTTTTCCGGTGTCCTTCAATCAGCTTTAAAGCGGCAATTAAACATCGACCGGTAAAATAAAACACAGGGGAATAATTTCCCCTGTGTTTTTTTGCGAAAATATTGGAAAAAGCCTTGGCATACTACTAGCAGTATGCTATAATAAAGATAGTGAAAGGAGGAAAAGATATGAGCAAGAAAAATAAAAGCGAAAAGCTTTCCAAAAAAGATCTTGCAGAGCTGATAATTAAAGCAGTAGTTGCAATAGCCACTTTGATTACAGCAATCGTAAATATCTTCAAGTAGAAAGCCGAGGGAGTGTAAAAGCTCCCTCCCCCTTGCGGGGTTCCGCGTCTATATTATACCACAGTAAAGGAGTGTTTACAAATGAAAAAAAATGATTTCTGGTTTATTTCTTTGATCTGTTTGTTTATTATCGGCGTTTGTATTGACTGGAACATATGGATTTCAGCTGCTGTTGTCGCAAACAGCCTCCTGGTATTATCACAGGTAATTTATAAATTAGTAAAAACGAGGTATCATCATGGGTAAAACGTCATCTGCTGTAAAGCAGAAATATAACAATAAGGTATATTCTCAAATTAATATAAGACTGCCAAAGGAATTGGTTCAAGCATGGGAAGAACGCTTACAAAAAGATAATATCAGCAAAGCGGAATTTCTTAGAACCGCCGTCAACAAATATCTTAAGGACAGCACAGGGGAATAATTTCCCCTGTGTTTTTTTGCAAAAATATCGGAAAAAGGGTTGATAAGCACGTTATAACGTGCTATAATATAAACAATAGAAGGAGGTGAAAAAGTGAATGGCACAAAAGATATCCTGGAAATAATAAAGGACTTACTCGAAATCCTTGTTTTGGTTCTCACAGCCCACCAGCTTATAAGACCAAAGAAAACGAATAAGTCCAAGAGGCGGAAATAAACCGCCTCTCCCCTTTTGGGGATATCTTATTATATCACATTCACTTCATCAATGAAAGAATTATCTGTTAAAATTATTTTATTTGCCCTCATTATTTTAAACATTTTAGACGGTGATTTTAAAAATCCCAGTATTCTTGATATTATCAAATTTATTTTATTAGCTGTTTGCCTGATACTGTGTTTTTTCAAAGGAGAAAATAACCATGAATTTAAAACTAAGAGAGATTAGAATGGAAAAAGGGATTTCCGTCCCAAAGCTTGCAGAGCTTTCAGGCGTTCCCCGCCGCACCATACAAGATATTGAAAAACGCGGCGATTGTATGCTTTCAACCGCATATCGGCTCGCCTGCGCTTTAAATGTTTCACTGTCAGAAATATATGATACAGACAGCACAGGGGAATAATTTCCCCTGTGTTTTTTTGCAAAAATATCGGAAAAAAGGTTGACATATAGTGTACTATATGTCATAATATAGATAGTGAAGGGAGGTGAGAATATGAAGAAGAAAAATAAAAGGCTATCCGCCGGAGAGATAACCAAACTGATAATCGAAGCTGTTTTTGCAGCAGCCGCTTTGATTACAGCGCTCAAATCCTAACCGATAGCCGAGGGGCGAAAGCCCCTCCCCCATTCGGGGTTATATTTAGTATACCACAAAACGGGAGGTAACGCAAATGAAAAAGAACGATTTCTGGTTTTTCGCACTGGCTGCCTGCTTTATCATGGGCCTTGCCAGCGATTGGATTTTGCCTGTCAAAATTTTAGTCATCGGGTGCAGTATTGTCGTTTTAATGCAAGCAGCATTTCGCCTATACAAACTTATAATCAAGGAGGAAAATACCCATGTCACAAAATGATAAATATGCTTCACAAAAAAAATATTTACAAAACAAAAAACAACTGCGGGTTTGGGTCGATCCCGAAAAATATGAACTGTTTAAAACCAAGGTTAAACAAAACGGTCAAAGCATTTATGCTGTAATAAATCAATTTATCGCTGAATACTGCAAGGACAGCACAGGGGAATAATTTCCCCTGTGCTGTCCTTGCAAAAATATTGGAAAAAGGGTTGACGTATAGCCGACTATATGTTATAATATAGTTAGTGGAAGGGGGTGGAAAAGATGGACGATATAATAAAAGGGCTGACAATTATCTGGTTAACAATCCAAATCATAACAAAGATAATTGAAGCCCTTCACTCAAGGCCTCGGAAATCCAAAAAACGGAGGAAGCGATAAGCTTCCTCCCCCTCCGGGGAGAATTGAGTTTAATATTATTATATCACATCTACTAGAAAAATGAAACAAGCATCAGAAATTTTTTCATTCGCGGTGATCCTGTTTATTGTTTTAAAGCTGATTGATTTTCATTCGCTGTCTGTATTGGATATGCTTATTATTATCTTGCTTGCTGTTTATACTGTTCTTGAAGCAATTCAGCTCATCACAAAAATAAGAAGGAGGAAGCACGATGCCAAGGCCAAAGACCAAAACCGCTTCTGAAAGCGTAACAGCGTATATTAAAAAGGCTTATGATCGGATTGAGGTGAAAGTGCCAAAGCCAAACGGCGAACGCTTTAAAAAGCTGTGCGCTGACCGCGGTACAAATCCAAACAAATTGCTGAATGAATGGATTCAGGCGTATTTGGATGACGAATACACGAAAGCCAGCACAGGGGAATAATTTCCCCTGTGTTTTTTTGAAAAATATCGGAAAAAGGGTTAACACGTACGTGTACATATGTTATAATATAGACAGTGAAAGGAGGTAATCTGATGGGTAAGAAAAACAAAAAGCCCAAAAGGAAATTGGAAGATGTAAAAATAATCGTTGAAATCACTGCAATGGTTACCAACATTATCTTAGCAATCTACACAATCCTAAAGGGCTGAGAAAACGGGGAGCGAAAGCTCCCCCACTTTCCAAATTTATTATACACCATCAGAAATCATATGAGCAAGAAAAAAATTGTAAATTTTAGAAATGTCCCGTTATATTTATTAGCAATCTCCAATTTTGCCTATGCTATCCGGCATGGCTTTAGCTGGCTGACATTGGCTGCGTTAGTTCTTACAGCCGTTGTATTAACCTTTGACATTGTGGAGGCAGTTCGCCATGGAAAAAAGTAAATATTCCAGGCAAGCTGAATATAATCGGAGGACATACGTACGTTTTCCTCTCGACTTAAAGCCGGATGTTTTGGAAGCGTTTAAAAACGCCTGTGAAAAAAATGGTACAAAGCCAACAACGGAAATCAAAAAATTTATCGCTGAATACTGCAAAAGGGCGGAGGACTAGCTTCCCCGCCCTTTTTTTCGAAAAAAATTAAAAAAATTGTGAAAAAAGGGTTGACAACCACGTTTTTGCGTGGTATAATATATTCATAAGGTAAAGAAAGGAGGAAACTGAATGTGAAGAAAAAGAAAATAAAAAAGCTTAGCAAGTTAATCGCTAAAATACTTGAACTGATAAGCGTCATTCTGAGTATTGCAACAGCAATTAAAACTTTACTAAGCTAATAGTATTGGGGGAGAAATCCCCCTTTACTATCTTTATTTTATCTCACAATCAGTGAATAGTCAACCATGAAAAAATTTCCTGCAGCATTATTTATCCTGCTCCTCATGAACATTTGCATTGGAATCAAAAACGGTTTCGACTGGCTGGTGTCGCTCACGATTTCAGTAACCGCGTTCGCGATTATATTTTCAATGATAAGCAATCAAAAGGAGAAATAAGCTTGAAAAATAAATCTTCAAACAAGGAATGGTCATAATAATGCAACTAAGAAAAATTCGAATTTCTAAAAAACTTTCTGTTCCGGAGTTATCAAAGAAAAGCGGCGTCCCGATCAGAACAATCGAGGACTTAGAAAAACGCGGTGACGGCAGAGTTTCAACTGTTTTAAAGCTGTCGCTTGCTTTAAATGTTTCGATGGACGAATTATGCAAAAACGCGGAGGATTGATTCCCCCGCGTTTTTCCGCGCAAAACAAAACCGCCCTCTGAGTTAGGACGGTTTTTTTGATTGTTACGGTATCAAACCGGGAGCCTTGGCTTCATGAAGATGTTTTTCTATTTCTCCAGTTTAATCATATCATAGACTCTATATGACATTCAATGACATTCAGCGCCTTCCCATGAAGCCGCACAGTCTGCCGCCAGCTATACTGCATCCGTACGGCAACCTGTTCCCAGGTGTTCCCGTCGATGTAATGGTACTTCATAAGCTGCCGCAGAGTCGGGTCCTGCAGGCGGTCAATGGCTGTCTCGATCTCCCGCTTGGCCCGCAGCGCCTCGCGGATTTTCTCCGAGAGCTCGTCCGCGTTCTCCAAAAGCTTCTCCACAGCCAGTTCCAGCCGGTTGGTGCCGCCCGGCGCCTTTGGCATATCGGACAGGATCGGCGTGATCCTTCCCGCCCTGGACAGCGCCTCGGCGCGCTCCTCTGTGAGCCGGTCAACCTCTCTGGCAAGATACCGGTACCGAAGCAGATACCGCTTTTTTTCCTGGCTTGTCACCGCTTTCCCTCCCCCGCGCCCAGAATCATTTCAGCCAGGCCCTCGGCCAATACGCCCAGGACAATGAACCCGATTCCGAGAAAGCCCAGGGGATAGGCGATTAGCTTACGGATCATTCTCATTCCCTTTTCCCCTTTTTCCTCCCTGCGGCTCAGGCACGTTCCTCCCTCAGCCTCTGGTTTTCCTCCTCCAGCCGCAGGATAATTTCCCGGTACAGCCGGACGGTTTCCTTCAGCCCGGCAAGCTCGTCCTCCCTTGCCCGGAAGGTCAGCGTCTCGGTCATGGCTGTTCCCCCTTTACCGCGTTGAGCCGCACCTTCAGCTGCTCGACCTGCCTGCGCAGCTCCAGGTTTTCCTTTTTGGCTGCCTCATACAGCTCGTCTGTTTCCCGGTACATGGCGCCCAGGCCCGCGTTTTTTACACGCAGGTCTCTGAGCCGCTCTCTTTCCTCATAGTCCATCATGTCTTTTCCTCCTTCCTAAGTGCTTGAAAAATTTATTTTTCAAGCCTGCCGCGTTCCTTCAGCAATGCCAGCGCCGTTTTCTCAAACACCTGGTCCTGGCAGAGCGCCGAAATGCAATGGATCATCAGCTTCATCGTTTCCTTTGGTTCCGCGCGGCGCTTTAACGCCTCCAGTATCTCAGGCCGGCAGCGCCCCGCCAGCCGCAGAAATTCCTGATCCTGCGCGAGTAAAGCAGTATAGCGGGCGTGGGTGTCCCGCGCCTTTAAAAACGCCTGCTTCATCTGCTGTTTCCGCCTTTTGGCTTCTTCCTCTGCCACCCGCTTGTCATAAAATCCCCGGTACAGTTCCTTCATGCAGGCATAGCAGTACAGCTCCTCCAGGCACGCCTCCTGCGGCATGGCCTCCCTCCTGGCGGCCAACAGCTCAATCTCTTCAAATTTCATCCGATTCACCTGCCCGGCCGTCCGGCCTGTATCTCCTGTGTATCCCTGCACGGCCTCCGGTTATACGCCGCAAACGCCCTGCCGGCGGGCTGTTTCGGCCTATGTGTAACTGTGTGACCAGCGCGGTTTTTTTCCGCGCGCGGACAGGGATACCGCCCCTGTCCTGCCGTTTGGCTGCGGCTCCTATGTAAAATTGGTTACACAGGTTATACGTTATACGCTCACGTGCTCCCACCGCCGGGTATACAGGCGCGTACTTTCTTCTAATCAGGGATCAGCTCCCCGTCCCGCGGCTCCTCCTGTTCCGGCAGCAGCCGCATGACTACGCAGTTGCAGGGTATTTTGTTGATCCGCTTCGGCTTAGTGAAGCCCTTCTGCGGAAGCTCCAGCTTTCCGTTGTCCCTCATCCAGCTCAGCAGGGCCTTTCCGTTGTAGCCCGCGTCGGCACAGATCCGGTCAAATTCCCGGCGGACAATAAACGCCTGGTCTCCGTCGATTTTCCCCCAGACTTCAATATCCTGGCTCTCGCCGCAGAAATGGTTGGCGTTCTGTACGACATATTCGCACAGGTAAACATAGCCGCGCTGGTTGGCGGAAACCGCCTCCCTGGTCTGCAAAAAGTCCCTGATCCCCTCCGGCGTCAGCGCCTGCCCGTCCTTAAAAATCCAGTCGGTGGCGAGCCTGTCCGCAGTGAGCACCATTGCCGCAGCCATAGCCTGTTTCTCGGTGGTGTCGTTCTCGGAAAGCCGGCGGTAATATTCCCGGAACAGCTCCTCCGCGTGTTCTATGCTCCCTTCCTCCTGGAGCTTCTCCACAAACCGCTTCCCGGCAAAGCCGTAATTTTTCTTGACAGCCGCCGCGGCCTCCCTGGGGTTCTCAAACATCCGCCCGGTACATTCCACCTCAATAATCCGGTTGACTGCCCCGCCGCCGGACGAGGCGGTGGTGATCGGCATTTCCCCGTTGGAGAGGATGCAGTTGCTCCAGGTCGGAGTCTGGTCGACGCCGCCGGACTTGTTGCCCCTGGTTTTGCCGACCCCTTCGGACAGCAGGTAAATATCCTTGTCGAACTCCCGCTTTTCCTTTGATATTTGCAGCTCGTCCAAAATCAGCGGCATGGAATTGACAAACGCCGCCGCCTTTTCCCGTCCGACCGCCGTACTGTTAAAGGTGTGGATATACCGCCCGATCTCCGGGTTAGCCCACACGCTGGCGGCTAACATCAGCCCGACGGTTTTCCCGACCTCCGTCCCGCCCCAGAGATGGATGAAAAAGGGCAGGCCGCCCAAGGGTTTTACCAATACGCTTGCAAAGCTCCCCGCAAGCGCCAGCCTGGCCGGGACACTGCCCGCCCTGACCTCCCCCGCGGCGCGGAGCCATTCCTCATAGCTTCCCTGCTCCCTCACGCTTTCAAAGAAGGTCTTGTAGTTCGCGTCCCCGTCGAACACCAGCCCGTCCACATAAGGGGAAAAGCCTTCCCCGTCAATCCAGCCGAGCCGGCCGACGCTGTTTTTCTCCGGGATAAAGTCATAGTTTCTATTTTCCACATCGTGCAGGTATTTCACCAGCAGCCTGGAATTTTCGCTGTTTACCGCAATCCCGACCTCCGCCAGGCTGAGGATGGAGGCGTTGCTTGCCAGGGTCTTTTTATCCGCGATGACATGCCGCCACTGCTTTCCCTTCCGGTAGGCGATTTTCAGCTTTTCCACCCCGGTGTCAATATTAACAAGCCGCAGCACCGGCAGGATCGGATGCACGCAGGCGAACTCCTCGGCGCCGTAGCCTGTCACCGTCGACACGCCGAACTCGTCCGCGCGCCACTGCCCGCAGTCCAGCTCAAGTTCCTGGCCCTCGAACTGGGTCGTGCTGTCCGCAATCACATACCCTTCCTTCTGCTTCAGGGTCAGGACATAGCTTTCATATGTTTTCTTGAACGCCCGGAACTGCACCGCCCCCGCGTTCTTTGCCACCTTTTCCAGAACCTGGTGAAGCTGGAAGGCGTCGCTTTGAAAGCTGTAAACAAATTCATAGGGTTTGGTTGTATTGAGGAAATCCTCCAGAGTGAAAACCGGAAACTCCTTCAGCTCTATTTCATTAATTTAATTCACCTTCCTTCTTGTGCGAAGGGGCGGCGGCTTCGCTTCCGCCCTGCTCCTCAAACCAGTAATCCAGATATTCTAAATTCGCCCTTGCCCCTGCCAGCTCATTGGCCAGCTCATTGGCCATCGGCCCGTCCGGCTTTGGCGGCTCGGTGCATTTGAGCATGGTAAGGTAATACCGGTAAAGCTTACAATTTTCCTGGTATTCCTGCCTGTATGCCGCAAGCTCCCGGTCTTTTTCCATCCGTTTTCTCTGCAATTCAAAGCGCCGGCGGACATCAAGCCTTTGCCCGGTCAGGTTCAGGCCAAAGTCAACATCAATCCTCAATACTGCCTGGCGGAAGGTTATCCCGAACAGCTTCATCACAAAATCAATCACTGTTCCGCCTGCCCCGCAGCCGAAACACTTCCATCGCTTCCCGTCAGCATACACCCGAAAGCTCGCTGTCCTTTCCTCATGGAACGGGCAGCGCATAAAGCCCGACCGGTTCAATTCATATCCATATCTGGAAAGAGCGTCGTACATCGTCAAGACTTCACGGATCGTCTCTGCCAAGTTCATGCCGCCTCACCCCGCTAAAAGGGCAGGGATTCGTCCGTGTCCAGCTCCTCATAGCCGTCGGGATTGCAGCCGCCCGGCGCGTTCTCTTTCTTCTTCAGCAAAGAATCCCTTGGTATCCTGAAATTCCCGCTTTTGATCGCCTCCGCCGGCCTGAAGCTGTGGCAGCTCGTGTAAAAGCCCCTTCTCCCGCCGATCTCGTATTCCTTGTTGTTGAATACCGCGCCGACGGTTTTTCCGGCCAGGCTGTTTTCATCCCAGTCCCATTTGTAGCCGGGGTTGCTTGCCTCAACCGCCTCCATAGCGGTTTTCAGGATACTCATGTCACGGTTATCCTGCTCGCTGCCGTCCCCGGCGGGAAGGTAAAAGCGCTTTGTACCCTTCCATCTTTTCTCTTCCCCTGTCTGTGCCCGGTAGTTCCCGGCAAAATAGCCCCGGTACGGCCCCTCGGCAATATCAAAGCGGATCACCAGTACGCTGCCCCAGCCGTAGGCTTTCACTTCCGCGCTGATTAGCTCCAGCAGGTAGCCTCCTGCCGGCAGGCGCTCCCGGTCGGTGAATACCGCCGCGTTCTCATAGCCCTGTGGCTTCTGAATCATCTTTCATCTCTCCTTATCCTTGGTGAAGCTATGCTTCACTTATTTCCTCTGCCGCGACGTTGCGCGGTTCCGATTTTTCCGGATTTGCGGCTTGCCTGCCGCCGCAAAAGCGCAACTCGTTGTGAAGCTATGCTTCACTTATTTCCTCTGCCTCGAAACAGTAAAAACTGCGTTTTAACTGTGCCATTCAATCGGACATTCCGCTCCGATCAGCTTGTCAAAGGCGGGCAGAATTTCCCCGGTAAAAAAGCAGTACCGGTAGCGCATCCCGCTGTCATATACGCAGGCGCGGCAGGTATTGCAGCAGGGTGATTCCCTGAGCAGGGTCAGCTCCAGCACGCCCTGATACCACCCCCGGTAATAGCCGCCCTGTGCGTGCTGCAGGTTCATTCTCCGCCTCCCTCCCTGTCTTGCCGGGCAGTCTCCCGGAGGCCTTTGCTCTGGTTGATGAGGTAGTAGCTCGCTATCAGCGCCTCCACCTCCTGGCGCTGATCCCGGCGCAGCAGGGGAAAGCATTTCCCCAGACTGGCGGGCAGCTTCTCCAGTGCCTGCCGGTATTCCCCGGCCGCGCCGGAAAACGCGCAAAATTTTTTTCTGCTTTTCACTTGACATCCGGCCCCTTTCCTGTTACAATGATGGTAAGGAATCGTTTCGATTTGGCGCTTTTGCTAAAGCGCCAGGTCTTCCGCGTATGCGGAGTCCAACTCCTCAGACCGCTTTACCGGCGGCTGGGGAGTTTTCTTTTTGTGCGGAGGCCGCCTTCGCGTCCGGCCGCTTCCCGCCTATGTAGATTTTCGGCTTGTTTGACAGCCCCAGCTTTTTCAGCTTCGCGTACCGCTGCTCCAGATCCTTGATATTCAGGCCCCATGCCTGGTAGGCCGCCTTGGTGTTGACATTGTAGGCGTTCCAGTAGGGGATGTCCTGCTCCACCATCAGTTCCCTTGCCAGCTTTTTCATCCGGGCAACCCTGGCGGAGCTGTTAATCCCAAACAAGCACTTGATGTCCTCTGTGCTCAGCTCGGTTCTGGCATAATACAGTTCAATCGCCTTCCCGAGATCCGGTAATTGCGGAATACGAACGTTCATGCTATTCTGCTCCTTTCTGCTTTCCCCTCTGCCTGATTTCCTCCCGCAGAGTCTGCACACATTCCAGCGCGCGTTCGGCCTGCTCAGCCATCATATCGTTCAGCACTACGTCGGGCGTCCTGCCGCGCACCGGCACAAACATCACTTCCATCTGCCGGCTCAATAGCTGCTCCAGGTTTTCCAGCCTAATCCGCAGCTCTGCCAGCAAGTCTAACTGCTCCGTTTTATTCATCTTTTTTCCTCCCTTCCTGATAGCCCTGCCGGGCAGCCTGTCACTGCGCCAGCTCGTCGATTGTCACCCCGAAATGGTCGGCCAGCCGTTTCAGGACAGCCACGGAGGGCACCTTGTACCCCTTCAGGACAACGGAAATAAACGCCTGGGACACTCCAGCTACCTCCGCCAGCTCAGCCTGCGTCATATGGTTCTCCTCCATCAGCTCCCTCAGCCTGATTTTCATTTTTCCACCTCCCTGCTCAGTTCTTGGACGCGGCAGCACTGCTAAAAACGCTTTTAGCGTTTCTAATGCAGAGCAGTCCTGTTTGCCTCATGGCTCTTTCCTTCAATCCAGTTAAGCGCTTAACTTGATTATATTATATCAACCAATTTTTGGAATTTCAATACATTTTCCATTTTTTGTTTGATTTTGTAAGTTTGCACAAAACCCAGCCTGTAATCTGAACAAATCTGATAAATCCCCCTCGTTTTCTTGGATTCTGAGGGGGTATTATTTGCAAAAATCAAACAATTAATAGAATTTTTTTCAGTTTTTTCGGAATATTTCAGAAAGTCACTCCGCAAACCTCCGTGTTTTCTCCTGCGCGTCTCCCATTTGGATGGGTTTTGATTTGACGTTTCTCACAGACGCTTCCTCCCGCGCCGTTTCCTCTCCTGTCTCCGGGCATGGCCCCCTGCCATCTCCTGCTCAGGCCAGCGGCTCCTGCATGGGCAGGTTTCTCTGTTTTCAGCGCGGCCCGTGCCCTTCATCCTCTGTGATCCCACGCCGTTTCTCCTCCTGTCTCCTGCTCAGGCCAGCGGCTCCTGCATGGGCAGGCTTCTCTGTTTTCGGCGCGGCCTGTATCCCCCCTGTTTCCGCTCCGTTTCACGCGCCGGGCCGGCAGCGTTTGTATCGGCTGATTTTCGCCGCATACAATGAAAATTTCCTCCCGTCAGGCTTCATGCGAAAATTTTTTACTTCTTGCAATTTCCTCTGTTTTATGTTATGATAAAAACAACCTCTTAACCAGGTTATATTTTTCTAATGATTACTAGTCTTTCTGAGGTGTTTACTATGTATGAGGCTGACCAAACTGCTAAACGCATTAAGGCTTACGCCAGATCGAAAGGGATTTTGCTCAAGGATCTGCTTGAGGACTGTTCGCTGAATAAAAATTTCCTTTTCACCATGCAGGCTAGGAAATCATGGCCGAGCGTCCACAGCATCGCGAAGGTCGCGGATTATCTTAATTGCACGGTGGATTATCTCCTGGGAAATACAGACGCCCCCAACGCTGTTCCCAGCGCTGAGGGCATCGAACTGACACGGTCAGAGGAAGAGATTATTAAGCTGTTCCGGCAGATGGATAAGGAACAGGGCATGCGGGCGATCCTGGCCCTGCAAAGGATTATTTTGGATTATCAGGGGAAGGAGCAGGAATAGCGCCGAGCGCTCTGGCATAGCGCAGCAGCTCGATAAAGTGTAGGGCCAGCTCCTCTTTGCTTTTCTCCTGCATTTCCTCCACGCTCAGCATTTTAATGTCCTGTGTCATGATTGTCCCTCCTAAAGCAAAAACATTTGTTCTTTTTATGCTTATAGCATATCACGCTTTAAGCGCAAAAGCAACCCCAAAAAATCGACATTTTCTTTATTTTTCCTTTTTCTTTGGCTGCATAAAACTTTTCGACAAATTATGACGAAATTCTTTCTTTTTCTACATTTTTCTGTTCCTTATTTTAGGTCATACAGACAACGCCTTCAAGCTGATAAAAGACAGACGATATATCATCAATAACCTCCCCGGTGGATCGTCACCGGGCAATTTTCTGGACGAAAGGTGTCATTTTATGCCGATTTATAGGATGAAAGGGAAAAAGGACGGGAAACAGCAGTACCGTGTCCGGATTAATTATACCGATTCCACCGGCAGGCATAAACAGCTTGACCGGGTAGCGTATGGATTGGCGGAGGCCAGGGATTTGGAAATGCGCCTTGCCAGAGAGGTAAAGGAACAGCTCCCCGCCCGAAAAATCACAGTTCAGGAACTGTACGAGGAATATACCGCGGTCAAGGCCCATGAGGTAAGGGAAACTTCTTTAGATAAAATCAAGCGGATTTTGAGTGCCTATGTCCTGCCAAAGCTCGGGCAAAATAGAATTGACAAGCTAAGCAATCCGGTTCTGCAAAGATGGAAAACAGGGATCGCTGAGCTGGAGCTGTCCGTTACCACCAAGCAGAACATTTATAAGGAGTTCCGCGCGCTGCTGAACTACGCGGTCAGGATGGAATACCTTCCGAAAAACCCACTGGTCAATATCGGGAATTTCAAAGATCCGTATTTTGACGCGCCGCAGGAGAAGCTCCAGTATTACACGCCGGAGCAGTTCAAACGCTATATTGTCTCAGCCCGCAAAAAAGCCGTTTCTTTGACCGATTGGGGCTATTACGTATTCTTTGCCGTCGCGTTCTATACCGGCATGAGAAAGGGCGAAATCAACGCGCTCAGATGGTCTGATCTTGAGGGGGATATCATCCACGTCCGGCGAAGCGTCGCACAGAAGCTCAAGGGCGGTGACCGGGAAACGCCGCCGAAAAACAAATCATCCTACCGTGACCTGCAAATTCCCGTCCCGCTGAAAAACATCCTGGACGAGCACAAGGCAAGGCAAGAGAAGGCCGGCGGATTCACAGAATCGTTCCGGGTATGCGGCGGAATCCAATGCCTGCGGGATACCAGTATTGAAAACAAGAACAAGGAGTTTGCCAAAGCCGCCGGTCTTCCGCATATCAGGATTCATGATTTCCGGCATTCCCACGCCTCCCTTCTGGCGAACGAAGGGATCAACATTCAGGAAATTGCCAGGCGCTTAGGCCATTCCAAGATTGAAATTACCTGGAACACCTATGCGCACCTATACCCCCGCGAGGAGGAAAGGGCAATTCAAATATTAAATAAAATCGTGTAAATATCGTGCATAAAAAAAGAGAACCGCCTATTTGAAGGCGATTCTCGGCGTTTGGTTGGGCTAGTTGGAATTAATTTTTCTGTTCCATTGCCTCCCGCAGCGGCGCAAAAGGCATTCATAGCAATGCAGTGGCGTTTCGTTGGCATACTGTTTCGTTCTGTTGCGAATCATTTGCCGCGCGCCGTTTTTCCACTTTTTTGTGTAAAAAACGTGTAGAGCCGCCGCTTTAACCAAACAGAACGCACGATAGCCACACGATGAGCGGAAGGAGGGTTCATCGGTGTTCTGTCTTTTGCGGCCGCCGGGCTATCATCTCAGAAGGTAAAATAAATGACCTGTTTTATATGCTCTTGAGACGTGTAGAAATTTGTAATATCATGTAGAAATGAGGAATAAAGATGAAAAATGTTGGACAGGTCATCCGTAAGTTCCGGATTGCCAAAGGTCTTACAATCGAACAGCTCGCCTTCCGGACAGGCGTCACCAGTACCCATATGGGCTGTATTGAACGAGGGAAAAGGGAAAATATCACAGTAGACACCCTGGGCAAAATTTCTGAAGCCTTCGATCAGAAGCCCTACCAGGTGCTTGCCGTAACAGAATACTGCGACGAGCTGGAGGACTCCTGCCCCTTAAAAGGGATGCTCATCGAATGCCACCGCTGCAGGAAAACAGGCCGGGAAGCCTTTGACTGCTGCAGGCGAAGCTGTATGCGGGTATCCCAGGAGCTGCTGAACATCGGAAACGCCGCACAGCTCCTGGATGACCTCAGGCAGGCGCAGGAGAGCGAGAAAACACCGGACGAATCCGCGTAAGGGCACAGTCATGGGGCTGGTATACAGTCAAAACGCCTCCGGCCAATCTTCAAAGAAAGGAAGCCTTTGAAAACAAGGGCATGGTAATCAGTATGAAATATCAATATCAAGTCATGGAACAGGTTTTGTTTACAGAAGCGATTGGATATTACCGCACCTATGCTATCCAGTGCTTTCAATCGGGCAGTCCTTTCTCCCTGCTCGCGCAGATCGACGACGTCTCCGTTGACCGGCAGCTCGCGGAGCGCCTGGCGGCCGGCTTTACAGAGGAAAACCTTGAACCGGCCCATTTCATGGACGCCGTCTGCGACGCAATCGGTTAAAAGAAGCCGGCCGCGCCATATCTCCCCGGCTCTGATTCCTCTTGCGGAGAAAAACAAAATCTAATGGATCTGAAAATCCGTCCCTCCTCTAGAGAATAGCAAAAGGAGAACCCACAGGCAAGGTGATGGAGACTGTGTTTTATATCTTGGCGGGCGCCGGCCTGGCTCATGCGCGGCAGCATACCGCGCCGGTACAGCCGAAAAAGTGAAAATTGTTGAAAACCCTGTTGAAATTGTAAATAACTGGAAAATATTGTAAAATTATGCATAATTCCAGGACAACGCCTCAGCGGCCCGGTCAACAGAGAAAAACCCGGCGGGGATCCTCCCCGCCGGGTTTTTTATCCTTCCATATCCTTGTCAATCAAATCGTTGATATAGGCGTTTAGGCTCATGCCCTTTGACTCGGCATGGGCTTTGATTTTGTCCCTTTTCCCTTTTGGAACTCTAATTTTAATATCATCAAGATTGTTTTTCATATATCGTGCGGTAGCTTCTTTTTGCGCCTTGCTGTATGACATGTTATTCACCTCAGTCTTAGTATACCACAAATAATATATCGGGTACAATATACAAATTGCACATATATTAGGTACAATATTCTTGCATATTGCCAATTTATATATCGGGTACGATATAGTATAATAAAAACATAGAGAGGAGGTGAAAAAATGAAGCAAATAAAAAAGCTTGCCAAGCTGGTAGGACAGCTCAACAAGCTAATGATTAAGATAGTAGAATTCCTCATTTTGCTCAATATCTTAATCAAAGTCCTTACATAAAGTAAGGCGGCGGCAGAGGGGACGCCTAAAACTCCCCCTCAACTATTTTTAATATACCACAATAAACAGAAGAAAGCAAGCCGAAAAACGGCCGGCTCAAAAAAAGCCCTGCGCCTTTTATTTCCCCATATCCTTGTCAATCAAATCGTTGATATAGGCGTTCAGGCTCATACCCTTTGACTCGGCATGGGCTTTTATTTTGTCCTTTTTGCCCTTTAAAACTAATAATGAAATTCTGTCGTACGCTTTAGCAGCATATTTATTTTTCGCTTTGGTTGCAGATGTTCCCATAAAATCACCTCTTTCACTATACTTAGTGTATCAAAAAATATATACGTATTCAAGTATAATATTGCACAACTATACGTGCATAAGTTTGGTTATTATGTCAATTGCATTTATACGTGATTAAGTATATAATAAAATCATAGAAAGGAGGTGAAAGACAATGGGCAGGAAAAAGAAAGACGGTAAAAAGATTGACAGCCTAGCAAGTGCATTCAATCTGATTACCGCATTTCTAAACATCATCTTAGCCTTGATTCTTCTGATAGAGAAAATCATCGGCTAAAGGTCGAGGGGAGCAATCCCCTCACCTAAATGATAGCAGAAGGGAGGCCCAAAGTCAAGATCATGGATATTTTATTTTATATTTTAGCCGGTGTAAGCCTGACACTTTCCATCATCAGTATTATTTTGAGCGTATGGAATCGGAAGAAGTAAAAACGAAGCAAATAAAAAAGCTTGTTAAGCTGTTAGAGCAGCTCAACAAGCTACTGGTTAAGATTCTTGAATTAGCTATTCTCGTACACATCTTAACCACAATCATTAAATAGGACAGGAGCGCAAGCCCTTTCCTATTCGCAGTATACCACGGGAAACGGAGGAAATCAAGATGAAAAACGATAAGCTGAAATTAACCATAGAGCTTCTAAAGCTCGCGGCGCTGACAGCAATCGCAGTTCTGCTGATTCTCGATCTTGTAAAATAAAAAAAGTCCGCCGGGAATGATTCCCGGCGGACTTTTCTGTTTGGGCGGGCAGGGCTTCTATTCCTTCCGTTCCATCAGCAAAATTTCCAGCTCCTCGACCTTGCGCCTGTATTCGTCCGTCCTGACAGCCGACAGGGCGGAATTGCAGGCATAGATCAGCGTATTCGCCGTTTTGGAGTCAATTTCATTGTTCAGCGTCATGTTTGCGATCCGGGAAAGCGCCCGGCGCACATCGATTGGGGTTGACAGCTTGAGGTTCCTTCTCCGCGGCATAGCATCACCTACCTTCTAAAATGTTCCGTCCTCTAAAATAAATCCGACCCTTTCCGCCCCCGGGTAATCCGCCGCGGCCGATTCCCAGGCCGCGGCCGCCTCCTGCCCGGTGCTGTGTTCAGAAGCGACGCGCCGGACAGTCCCGCCCTGTTCCCAGATCTGCCCGGACAGGGTAAAGGCTCCCTTGTCCGGCCTGTATTCAATCACGCCGACAGCGCAAAGGGTGCTATCCTGCTCCTTCATGAGTCTGCTTGCCCTAATCAGCAACGCGGTAATATGTTCCATCTCAATCCCCTTAAACAGCAGGGGCGTGCAGGCTCCTCACCCGCACGCCCCTTACAGAAGCTCCTATTTGCTTTCTTCTCCGCCTGCGGCGGCTGTTGCCTGATAGTAGATTGCCTTTTTCTTATTGTCCAGCACGAACGCGTCATAAACGACACGCCCTTCTATCAGGTCGCCGCTGATTCCCGGCGGGTCCTGATGGATCTTATAATCCTCCAGCTTGGTCGGTGCGACTGTCGCGGACGGATGCACCAGCATAAATCCAAAGGCGGACGGCAGCCGTTTGGCCGGCACCTTGATGACCGAAGCGCCGTCCAGCATTGCGATCACGCCCTTGAGGCGCAGCTCGCTGCCGATTTCCGTTTCCATCACAATGTCCTTGCACTTCTTCATCAGCGTATAGGTTGCCGGAGTGACCACTAAAATCCGTTCCGTTTCCGGGACATAGGCGTCGTCCAGCGCCTCACCCGCCTTGAGGATTTCTGTGTAGATATTTTCGGAGGTCAGCGCCAGCGCGGCGGGCTTGGTTCCGGCCCCGGTACACATCACGCTGTAGACATAGGTATCCACCTCCGGGATGACAACCTCCCTGGTCTGTCTGGCAAGCGCGGAGGCCGCCTGGAGCTGCTGCTCGGTCTCATCTGTATCCATCTTGTCAATGGCAAAGGTAAACGACCGGTCCTTGCTCAGTGCAAATTCCTCGGTTGTCGCGTTCAGCCCCGCGACCGCGCCGTATCTTGACCATATCACAGAGCCCGCTTCGCCGTCGGTAACGCCTACGGACGTGCCCGCCCGGTCATAATCGTTCATGGAAGCGGTACTCACCTTGTACACCTTGACGGTATGGGCGCCTGTCCATTCAAAATCAGTGTTGGTAAGCAGGCTTTTTTTGCTTTCCGCAGTGAACTGCTCGTCCACATACGGCAAAAATTTTGTAACTAAATTAATCGCCATATTTCATTCCCCTATCGCACTCCCGGCATGAAAGCGTCGCGCAGGGCCTTCTCCCTGTCCAGCGCCTTGCCGCCGTAGCCGCAGCCCTTAACCGGGGTGTTTCCCCGCAGCCTTTCTTTAACGCCCTGCTGTACAGCCTCGTTAAAAATCCTGCTCACCTCGGCCATGCTCTGCTCCAGCTCATCCCTGCTGCTGTAATTGAGCAGCCCGGACAGCGAGGCGGGAAGCCCCTGCCCGATCAGCGCGTCCTTTGCGTCCGCCTTCAGCTCGCGCAGGAGTACGTTCCTTTCTCTTTGTTCAATTTCACTTATCTGCTGTTCCTCGGTAAACACTCTGGACATTCTTTTCCGTTCAGCGGCAATTTTCTTTGCAACAATCCGGTCGACGTCCGCGTCGGTGTATTTCTTTTCCGGCTCCTGCCCTTCGCCGCCTGTTGTTCCTGCCGTTTTTTCCGCGCCGGCAGCCTCCGCCTGCTCGCTCTGGAGCTTTTCCATGCTCTCGTCCATGTCAAGACCCTCTTTCTGTTTTTTCGCAGTTTTTGGTGATGCCGCACCTTCGGAGTTGAAAACAAAAAACGCCTTCAAGCAAAAAAGCGTGGGAAACCATCCTGAGCGGACGATTTCCCACGCTTTTCTATCGCTTACACCGCGAGCCGCGGTGCGGTACTTTGCTCGGTATTATTATAGCACACAGGGGGGGAGGGTGTCAAGCGCAAATCCCCTATTTACCGGGCTTTTCGGGTTTTTTAGGTGTGAGATATATGAGGTTAAACGGGGGTGTTCCCGCGCATTTTTTCAGCTTAAAGAGGGGTAAAACCGGCTTTAACAGCGCAAGCAGGCGCTGTGCCTCGGCCTCCTCGGTATAGCTGAGCTTCAGCTTCATCGACATTGCAGCTTCTCTCCTTTTTTCCACATGGGGGGCGCTACAGCCCGATCTGCCGGAACAAAAAGCCCAGCACAAGCCCTACGGCCGCGGTGATCGCGTAGCCCACAACCTTCCGCCACAGTTCCCCGTCCCGGCCCTCCAGCTCCTCCAGCTTTTCGCTTTGCTCCTGCTGGGCCTTCGCCATGTTTTCCATGCTCACCGCCAGCTTCTCCACCGAGAGCGCCAGGCTTCCGATTTGCTCGGTTGCCTTCTCCATTGTATCCAGCCGGTGGTGCAGCCGTTTATGCTCGTTTTCCATGTTCCGGCGGAACTCCTCATGCTCCGCCCGTGTGATTGGTGTATCCATCAGGGTATACCTCCTGTAAAAATCCCGGTTTCTCCGGCGTCTCCTTTGTCTCGGTCACATCAAGCCAGGCCTGATACCAGGCGGAAAGCTCTACCCTCTGCCCCTCCGTCTGCCTGTCATACCAGAGCTGCCCCCGGTTCACCACCGGGAAGCATTCCACTCTGCGCCTTGCCCGCAAGCCTTCAATCAGTCCCGCTTCCTGTGATGCCGTGTACTTTTCCTCATCAAGAACAGCCTGCCCGTTCTCATAGCGGTAGCAGCCGATTTTGTCCGATTCTAAGGAATTAATGAAATCTTCTGTTACATCTATCCCGTCCGGGAAGCCGCCTATGGCCGCGTAGCCTGTGATGTATCCTTCTGTTATTTGGATTTGCATTTCTTTTTCCTCTTTTCCACTGCGGAATAACAGTAAAAACTGCGTTTTAACTGTGCCGGTTCCGGCTTTGCCGGATTTGCGGCCTGCTTATTGCCGCAAAAGCGCAAAACGCTGAGCTTGTCAAAGTCCCAGAATTTGTCAAAACTCTTTTCCCGACCCGGGACGTTGCGCGGTTCCGGCTTTGCCGGATTTGCGGCCTGCTTATTGCCGCAAAAGCGCAACTCCCTAAGCAAAACCTAAGATTTTGCTTATAGAATCCCGTAAATCCCGATCACCCGGCAATCCGCTATGGTTGTATTCTTATTGATGAATATTTCTCCGGCATTTACAAACGTCAGTGTATTTCCGCTTGCTGTGGCCGCAAAGGAATATACCATAAAGTTCCCGGCGGCCGACCGATAGCCTCCATGACCTCTGAGCATTTCCCATTCCGGGTGCTTGAACGCTAAGACCATTGTACCGATTCCGCCGCCGTCAATTGCTTCCAGCTGAACCATGAAGGAATGATAGCTGGTAAAACCGGAAACTGTAATAGATCCACTGCTCCATGTACCGTCCCACAGCTTTTTAAAGGTCATTCCTTTATGCCAGACCGGATGACTCATAAACAGAAGCTCATCGTTATACGCCCTTAGACACATCCAGTCATCCGCACTGTAGGTATAGTTTTCGATTCCGTCACTCAGAACGCCGCCGTTTTTGAGGAACATCAGCCCCTCCGCCTCGGTATTCGCGGTATCATTCATCCAGATGGAGTTTGCTCCTACAAGATCGCTGTTTCCTAAATCCATGCAGTAATTTCCACTGGTAAAATATTGGTTTAACGGCATGTTCAGCGTACCTTCAAATCTCTGCCTGAATCTGGCCGGCAGGTTCACATCAAACATTTCCTCCTCCGCGGGTTTTCCGACTGCGACCCCGGCACCGCCTGCGAGGAAGTCGATGGCAAACCGCATTCCGTTGAGGGTGGCTGACGCCGGGGTGGAGCCGCCGCTGTCCGACACGGTGACCTGAAACGCATAGGTGGCGTCCACGCTTAGGCTTCCCTCTCCGACAAGCTGTTCCGCGTGCCCACTGGTGCCGCTTGCCGGAACCGAGGCTGTCCCCTGCTGGGCGGCGGATTTCCAGGTAATCTGAATGCCGGTAACCTCCCGGTCGCAGGCCCAGTCAAATGCGGCTGTGGCATAGGTGCCCTGGTCGGATCTGGCGCCCGTCCCGTCACACCGGACAACTGAAAGGTTTCTGATCCGCGGCTTCTGGTAGGCAAGCGCCCACACCGCGTAAAGGGTGGCGGCGGCGTTTGCCGTATAGCTGCTCCCGGCCTGATAGGCCACTGCCTGGGAGCTTTTGGAGGTTGCCCAGCCCAGGAAATTGAAATCCTTACGGGTTGGCTTAGTGCTGGAAAGGGTCAGGGTCTTTCCATAGGTTTTGGTCTGGCTGGCGGGCGCGCCGGAACCGCCGTTCGCGTCGAACGAAACCGTATAGGTGTTCGCCTTCCAGACCGCGTACAGGGTCACGGAGGCGTTTGCGGTATAGCTCGCGCCCGCCGCGTAGGCCACGCTGCCGGAGGCCGAAGTCGCCCAGCCCTGGAACGAATGGCCCGTCCGGGTGGGCTTGGCGGCGGAGAGCTTGAGGGCTGTGCCGTACCACTTGGTCTGGCTGCCGGGCGCGCCGGAGCCGCCGTTTGCGTTATATTTGACGGAATAGGAGGTTTTGGCCGGGATGGATATACTGCCGGACGCCGAATGGGTGCCCTTATACACGCCGCTCCAGGTAAATTCAAACGCAAAGGAGCAGCTAAAGGACACGCTGCGCGCGGCGGTGGTTTTGGAGACGGTTTTTGTCCCGCTCGCTATGGTATAGGTACCGGTTTTTCCGCCGATGCTGTAGGTTCCGGATTTTACGGTGCTCCCGTCGATTTTCACCGAATAGGCCCTTGCTGCGGTTCCGCTGTAGGCGTAAGCCGCGGTATACTGGAGCTTCCAGGACAGGGTCACGCTGTTCCCTGTCGAGGAGCTTTCGGTCACCGTCAGCTTGACCTGCGGCGCGTTCCTCGCCCACTGCGAGGTGATACATGACGCCATAATTTCACCTTCTCAATCAATCATTTTGCTGCTGCGGGATTGTGACAGACTCCCGGCAAAGCATATGAACCATAGTTCGTATTTTGTCTCTTATTCTGAATCAAGCATATGAACTGTAGTTCGTATTTTGTCTCTTATTCTGAATCAAGCATATGAACCATAGTTCGTATTCCGCCCCTGCCGGGGCGGTCATCCTAAATTTTTATTCCTGCGGGATTGTGACAAGCTCCCTGCGGCAGAAGCCGCCGGCGCCGGACTCGGTGTAGGCCTTGAGCCAGGCATTTTCCAGTGTGCTGGAATCGATCCACAGCGCCGCCCCGCTCTCAACGGCGGCAACAATACCCGCGCTTTCGTTCGGCTGCTTATAGAGGCTGAGCTGGGCGCTTGCAGTCCCTGCAAGCCGTTCCGCCTCCTGCCAGACAAGCCCCATGTTCTGGTTGTCCCTGATTTTCCAGATAAAGCTGCCGAAGTGCAGCTCGTCCTTGACCTCGGCCTGCTCGATCATCAGCTTTTGGTTGCTGACATAGGCCGGGACAGCCGTCCCGTCCATGAACTGGATCTCGGTGTTGGTGATCCGCAGCTTGAAATCGCTTTGGGACTGCCCCAGCTCGATAAAGGGCTTTGTCTCATCGCTCGACACCGTAATATAGCTGGTTTTATCGTTCAGCTCCTCCAGGTCGCTGCTGATATTGGAAAGGCTTCCCTGCACCGCGCCGACATCTGTTTCCAGGCCGCCGAGGCCGTCCTGAAGCTGATCCAGCTTCTCCTTGGTCGGCTTCATGCTGAAGGTCCAGCCGCCGCCGTCCTGCTCCATGAGGGATTCGCCGTTCTCGTCCCTGACCAGGGTGGACAGGCTGTCCTGGAGGAGCTGGAGGGAGGTTTCGGCAGAGGTGATCCGCGTCCCGGCATCATCCGCAAGGGTGCGCACCTCCGCCACGCTGAAGGTAATTTGATCCGCCTCCAGGGAGATCGCGGCGTCGGTTTCCTCCTTGGTGTAATATCCGCCGAGGGTTTCGCTGACCTCGGTTTTGGTGGCGGCGAGGAGGAGCTTCTCCGCGTTCTGGGAGATCCGCGTTTCCGAATCGGTGACCCTGGTTTCCAGCGCGTCCACTGCGGCCTGTGCCTGGTCGGCGGCCTGCTGCGCCTGTGCTGCTGCCGCCTGGGCTTTGTCCGCGTCGGCCTGTGCCTTGTCTGCCGCCGCCTGGGCTGTCACAGCTTCCGCCTCGGCCTGATCTGCGTCGGCCTGTGCCTCGTCCGCCTCCTGTCTAGCTTGTGCGGCGGCTGTCTGGGCGGCTTCGACGGCGGCCTGGGCCGCCTCGATCTCCTCCTGGGTGGCGCCCACCTGGGAGAGGACATCCTCAAGCGCCTGCTCGGCGGCTGTGAGGTCTGTCTCAGCCTGGTCTGCTCTCGCGCCCGCTTCCTCTGCGGAAGTCCGGGCTGTCTGGGCGGTTTCGGCGGCCTGGTTTGCCGCGGCCTGTGCCCCGGCGGCGGTCTGTACCGCGTCGGACGCAGTTTCCCTGGCAGTTTTGGCTGCCGCGACGCTCAGGGCTGCTGCCAACGCCGCAACGGAGGCGGCGGCTGATCCGTTTGCTTCATCCACCAGCTTCTGCGCCAGCGCCGCGTCCTGCGCGGCGGTGCTGGCCTGGGCCTGGGCGGTGTTGGCCTGTTCTGCCGCCGTATCTGCCACTGCCTGAGCCGCCTGTGCCTGGGAAAGGGCTGTTTCAGCCTCTGCCGCGGCTGCGTCGGAAGCCTGCTGTGCGGCCGCAACCGCTTCTCTGGCGGCGGCGATCTCCTCCTCGGTGGCGTCCGCGCGGTCAAGCACGGTTTGGAGGTCTTCATTGGCCGCTTCGAGGTCGCCGGCCGCGCGGTCTGCCGTATTTTGAGCTTCCTCTGCCGCCCGGGCGGCGGTATCCGCTTCGGCCTGGGCGCTGTCGGCGGCTACTCTTGCCTGGTCGGCCTGAGCCTGGGCCGCCTGTGCGTCCGCCTGCGCCTGGTCGGCCTGAGCCTGGGCTGTCTGGGCTGTCTGCTGTGCCAGCGCGGCCTGCTGTGCCGCGTCGTTGACCGTTTCGTCAAGATCGGAGAGCTTTTTGGCGGTCAGGCTGATCCCTGCGGCGTTTTGGGAGATTTGGGTCTGGAGAGAGGCAGCGGCCTCGGTGAGGTCGGTTTTCCTGGCATAGTCGGTGGTCATGGTGGTGGTGACTGTCTCCAGCCCCTCGCCCAGCGCGGCAATATCCCGGACCGCCTGTGCGGCGTCGGCTTTAGCGGCGGTGGCTGTCGCCTGGGCATCTTCGGCCTGGGTCTTTGCTGTATTTGCCGTACTGACCGCAAGGGAGGCGTTTGCCGACGCGCTGTCCGCGGCGGTCTTGGCGCTGCCGGCGGTGGTTTGGGCGGTTTCAGCCGCTGTCTGGGCGTTGTCTGCCGCCGCAGCCGCTTGCTCAGCTTTCGTCTGGGCTGTCTGGGCGGCCTGCCAGGCATTGTCCGCCGCCGCCTGGGCATTTTCGACGGTGGTTTGGATGGAGGAAACGCTCTCCTCTACCGCGTCCACAGCAGCCTGTGCCGCGCCGGCTGCGGCCTGGGCGGTTTGGGCTGACCCGGCGGCGGCGTCTGCCGTCTGTGCGGCGGCCTGGGCGGTTTCAGCGGCCTCCTGCGCGCCTGTCAGGGCGGTATCGGCTGTTTCCTGCGCCTGCTCGGCGGCGGCCTTGGCATTGTTCGCAAGCGCAAGCGCACGCTGTGCAGAGAGGGAGTTTTTGGAAAACTGCTCCGCCAGGTCGAGCACCTTCTGGGCAATCCCGCTTCCCTTGATCAGATGCTCGCCCAGGGTGGCCTTCTGGGACTGGCCGGAGACGGATACCGAAAGCGCCAGCAGCCTGCTGGACAGGTAAAGCCCGCCCGCGTCGTCCACGATATTGACCCGGTCGCCGATCCGGACGTTTTCCGGGAGTCTGGTGATGGAAACCTCGTAGTTTACCTCCATGTCCCGGAGCTTTTTCAGCTCGGTGACGGCGTGGGCGCACAGTTCCTTCTGGCTTGTGGTGTCATAGGAATAGAGGCGGACGATATGGCCGCCGGCCTGCCCGGCCCCGTCGTCCCGCCAGAGATAGCGCCGCCAGCGCGACAGCGCCTTGCGGGATTTCAGCTGCGCGCCGTCCACGTAAAAGTCGCCGTCATCATACTGGTAACCCTTGAGGGTGATGGGGTTCTCCGCATTTTCCGGGGTGCCGCCGGTGCATTGCAGCGCGGTGGCGAGGTTGTCGATTGTCTTGGTGGTGACAATGCTGTCCACCTCATAATTCAGGCGAAGCTGGATGCCGAGATCCTTCCCGCGCTCCCGGTAAATATTGATATACTTTTTGGTGACGGAAAGCCCCTTGATCTCGAAGCTGTAGGACACCTCGCAGCCGTCGAACTGCTCGGCGGCGCTCCTGATCCGCTCGGCGGCTGTGGCTTCGCCGTCCCAGCTCAGCTTCCGGGCCAGGCTCCCGGCCTCGTTGATCCCGACCTGGAAACCGGAGCCTGCCGCAAACTTGCTGATATAATGGGTGATCGGGTAGGCCTTGTCCGCCTCATAGCTGCCGAACACGTCGCCCAGCAGATCCAGCCCGGCGTCCTCCGCGTAGAGGGAGACAACCTGCTTTTTGGTGTCCAGTTCGGTTTCGGTGATGGTGTAAAGCTCGTTTTCGCCCTGGAAGCTGCGCAGAAGGTAGTTTCCCACCTCGGTACAGGCTTCCACCTGTTCCCGAATTGTACTGTCGTAGGGTATTTTACATTCAAAGACCGCAATCCCCGTTTCGATATCCTCGGTTTTTAAATCCTCCATGACCAGCAGCCCCTCCGGGAGCTTGGTGCTGGCCTGGCCGATGATATTCAGCTCCCGGTCTGCAAAATAAAGGATCACAGGAACACCTCCCGGTAGCGCACCTTAAAGGAGGGCGCGTATTCCGCCGGCACCCATTCCGAATAGGAAACGCCGATTTGATTCAGGCCGGGCGTGAGGAAAAACTCCTCCCAGTCATTGCCCAGCGCGCCCAGCCCGGGGGAGGAGAGATTGTTCAGCGCGATTCCGCAGTTTTTGCAGTCGGCAGTGACAACGTCGCCGGCGCTGAATTTATTCGGGATATCCTTCCAGGTTTCGCAGTTATTCTTGACCAGCTTCGCCCAGTAAAGCCCGTTATAGGACAGGGCAGAGGAGGCGGAATACTGCTCGAACTGGAAGGTGAGCTTTTGCGCCTTTACTTCGGCGAGGCTGCTGTCGGTAAAGGTTTTCTTGATTCCGCCGACGCTGAAGGTGACCTTGCCGCCCGACTTTGTGATGGTGGAGGTCTGGACGGAGGACTCCTTCGCGCCGAAATACTTGTTGTTATAGGACAGGTCGACAGTGCCGGTGTAGACCGCCTTGCCGCCCAGGTAAAGACTCAGGCTCCCGCTCTTGCCGGACTTGTTCTTGAGAATCCGCACCCCGGCGACATTCCCGCCGTCCTGCGCGGTGAGCTGTACCTGGAAGGCCCCGAACTGTCCGGTGCCGGAACTGCTGATGCAGAGCTTCTGCTTATAGGTGAGGGTGAAGTTCTGCGCTCCGATATTCCCCGCCGCGTCTGCCGGCAGCGTCCTGGTGATGGAGGGGCCGTGGTATTTTCCGCTTGCCGAGCCGTAGCTGGAAGCGCCCAGGTAATAGGTTTCGGGGACGCTGACGATATAGGTGCTGACCGGAAGGCTCTTGCAGGAAGTTTCCCCCAGGGTGCCGGCTGTGCCTAAACTATCTGTTCTGGTTACTTTAAACTTGATGCCGGAAAGGCTGCCCGTCGTGCCCGAAAGGCCGGATACGGTGAAGGAAAGGCTGACGGTGTGCCCGCTTTTCCCCTTCCAGTACTCGCTGGTTTTCTTGATGGTGACATCATGCCATTTTCCGCCGAGGTAGACCGAGCCTTTCAGCCCATAGCCATGACCAAAATAGTTGCTGCTCAGGCCCAGCGAGGCGGTGACCGCGATGCTGACCTTGACGCTGGTTTCTGTCCGGCCGGAGGTTTTGGCTGTGACAGTGTAGTAAAAAATCGGCGCGCTGACCGAGGTTTTCGCCTTGCTCAGCAGTGTGGCGGAGGTGGCGGTGGGCTTGGGCGGCGCTGTATAGGAGGCCACCTTCATCCCGGCCGAGCCGGTCTGCTGCACGCCGGACGGCAGCACGCTGCCCGCGTTTGCCGCCCACTGGCCCTTGGCGGCTGTGCCCCAGGAGCTACTTTTCTGAAAGGTCTGGTTTACCAGCGTCTGGGATTTCGCGTAGGCGTTGGTGCCGTCCTCCTCGCTCGGATTGCCGAGCTGGATGATCTTCTCCCGATCGTTGAAAAAGGCCACATAGCCGCAGTCCCCCGATCCGGTCAAAGTACCCGCCGTTTCGCCGTCCTCCGAGGTGTCCTCCTCGTTGTAAAAGGACGCCTCCAGGGTGGGATAGGACGGATAGGTGCCGTTGTAGTCAATCAGTATGCTCGCGTCCTCCAGCGAAGGCTCCGCCTCATACTCGACCACCGAATATTTAAAGGGGTCGGCGCAGAGAAATTCAATCTCGCCGACCACTGCGTTCCTTCCCGGCTCCACCTCCCCGATCAGGGAAGGAGTGCCGATGAAAAATTTATCAGGCTCATCCTGAAAAATCAGCTCCGCGTTTTCCACATTCAGCAGTCCGCCGAGCCGGTTATAGGCCTCGCGGAACGCCTCGTTTGTGGGAGCCGCAAGCTGGTAGGTGACGGTGATCACCCGTTCCGGGTAGCGCCTGCTTTGCAGGCCCGATCCGTCGCGCACCCCGGTTTCATAGGTGGAAACCGACGGGGAGAGCGCCTCCCGCCCGGAGACGTGCAGCGTGCGGTAGCCGCTTATCTGGTTTTCAAGAAATTCGCCGTTAAGCTGAAGCGCCTCAGAGGGCAGCGGTGCGCCCTCTGAGACCTGTGTGACATCGATAAAATTGTACATGCCGCCCTCCTATACCTTTCCGTATTTTCTGCTGCTGCGGGACTGGCGCTTTTCCAGCTCTGCCTCGGTGAACGGCGCGGTGGAGCGCGCAACCTCCCGCCCGTCGATCTCTACCGGGACGACGACGGTGTACTGGGCGCTGCGGTAATACTCGTATTCGTCCGCCATTTCGCCGTGATAGGACATGGAAAGCCCCGGCGCGGCAACCGCCGGGACGCTGACCAGCCGCTGGGCCGCGCCCCATACCCGTTTTGTCATATCGTCCAGGCCGTTGGCGTAGCCCTCGCCCCAATAGGCGCCGAGCTTGGCGGCAACCCGTGAGGGGCTTTTGATCTTCGCTTTTGCGCGGACTGCCTTATCGGCTGCCGCCGCGATTTTTGCGGCTGCGCTGCGGATGGTGGCAAGACAGGACAGCATGCCCTGTGCAAAGCCCCGGCTGATATAAGCGCCTGCCTGATAGACACTGTTTTTTCCGCTGCGCAGGGCCGAGACTGTCTGCCTGACTGCTGCAGAGGCTGTGCCCGGCGCCTTGCTAAGCCCGCCGCGCAGCCCCTGGGTGAAGCCGGAGCCGGCTTTTTGGCCGGCTCCCTTTGCCTGGGAGGCCGCCTTGTCAAACGCGCTCCCAAGCTGGTTCATCGCGGCTCGCGCGCGTTCGCCCAGGGTGGCAAGCCCGGTTTCTACATACCGGACGGCAGACTTCATACTCTTAAGGGAAAGCTCCGCCGCCTTGGCGTTTTGGGCGATCACCTTCATCTTGCCGGCAACACCGCTAAGCGCCTGGGATAGCTGGCGGGTTCCCTCGCAGGCGGTGAGTACGGCTGTTCCGAACAAGCTCACCTGCTGCCCGGAGGCCGAGGCCGGCGCCATCAGCATCAGCATAACGCCGGACAGGGTCAGCAGCGCCAAACCGAGTCTTTCTGAAGAATTCGCCAGGATGGAAAAGGCGGCGGAGGCAAGCAGGGATTGGCCCATTGCCGCCGGGAGCAGGGCTGTCATGCGGGTAAACGCGCTGTTTGCCATTCCCGCGCCCAGTCCCAGCGCAAACACAGCAGAGACCAGCAGCTGGATGCCCTCCGCGCTGCGGACAGCCGCACCCGCGCTGACCGCCATCGCCAAGCTCAACAGGGTGAACCTTGTGCTGAGCGTGGTGCAGGCAGCGCCGCCGATGACCGACTGTGCCGCCAGGACAAGCATCGTGCCGCCCAGCTTTAGTATGGCGGCAGAGCCGCGCGCACAGCTCGCTATGATCATCGGCAGGGCGACCGCAATGGTGACAAAGCCCTGCGCTGCGGTTTTCGCGCCGCCGGCCAGCAGGAGCACGCCGAGGGCGAGCCGATTAACCGACCCAAAGGCGCGCGACATCTGCGCGGCGGCAAGGGTTAGTCCCAGCGCAAGCGACTGCATGGCCGACGAAGCCCGCTTTGCCGTGGGAGCGAGAAGGGTCAGCCCGATGCTGAGCCGCAGGAAGGCTGCGGTGCTCCGGGCGCTGTTTGCGGCGATCATCGGCAGGGCCATTGCAATGATCATCAGGCTTCCCGCGGCGGTCTTTGAGCCGTTTGCCAGCAGGAGCACGCCGAGAGCCAGCTGCATGACAGCGCCCACTGCCGACAGAATTCCGGCCGTGGCAGAGGTCATTGCCAGCGCAAGCGTGGTCGAGGCTGCTGCCGCCAGTGCGGCGGCTGGGGCGAAGGCAGTGAGGCCTTCCCCGAGAGCCGTCGCGCCCTGAAGGGCTGTTTTCATTTTGCCCACGGCAAGCGCCGCCTTTCCGCCCGCAGAGTTAAACTGATTCCCCATCCGGCTTACCGATGAATCCACCTTTTGGACCGACTTCATGATTCCCTGCATCCCTGAGGAGGCTTTTGCCAAACCTGCGCCATGCTTTGCCATTTGGCCCATTCCAGTCGCGACGGTTGTAAGTGCCTTGCCGACATCCCACAAGGAAAGCTCGGAAATAATCCTGATTCCCTCCGCAACGCTTTTGAAACCTTCCCCGGCATTTTTAGCGGCATTTCCGATTGAATCAATAATTGCTGCGATTCCGTTTAAGACCTTTTCAAAGCCACCGCTGATTGAATCGATAACTCCGCTGATCGCATCGCCAATACTGCCGATCACAGTACTGATCGTATCTCCTATACTGGTGATTAAATCGCCTATTCCCTGAAGGATTTGGGATATTGTATCGCCAAGCTGTCTGATCAGATCGATTACACTTTCAATCACCGGTACAATTTGGTTAACCAGGTTTGTAAACGCTGTGCAAATTGCTTCAATTCCCCGGGTTGTCGCTTCCACCATTTTCTGGATCTGCGGCATATAGGGAGCTACGGCCTCCATAATCCTTACGATTGCATCCGCTATAATCGACGTGATTTGTGTTACCATTTCGGTGATCCACGGTATATAAGGAGCGATTGCCTGCACAATCCCGATAATGGTATCTGAGATAATTCTGGCTAGCTCTGTGAACGTATTTGAGATAATCTCCACAATTGGCGTAATCGCTTCTGTAATTTTCGCTACGGCTTCCCCTATTGCGGCTGAAACCGCTGCAAATGCTTCTCCAAATGCCGTGACAAGCGGTGAAAGCTTTACCAGGGCTTCTGCTATTATAGGCAAAACAGGAGCCAAGGTTTTCAGGGTGTTTGCAAAAGCCGACATGACCGTGGTAACAACTCCGCCGATTGCATCGCCGATGCTTGTGATGATTTCGGCTATCCCGCCGCTCTGTGTTGCAAGCAGTGTCAAAGCAGCAACCACAATTCCAATCGCCACACCCAGAGCCAGGATATTAGCCGGATTGGCAAGCCTCAGCGCCTGGCCGATTCCCTTGAAGGCTCCCTGCAGTCCTTTTCCGACGCCCTCTGCTGCTGTCCCTATTCCATTGAGCGCGCCCTTTATAACGCCTCCGAGAGAGTCAAAAATCTGTGCGATTGCCGATTTATTTGCCGCGGCAGACTCTGCTGCTCCTCCCAGCGCGTCGCCGGCGTTTTTCTTAAAGAGCCCAAAGGGATTAAATGATTTGAGGAAATTAAACGCCTTGAATCCGCCGACAAGGCCCAGAATACCGCCGCCCACACCTGCAAGCAGCTTTGGATCAAGCCCTCCGATAAATTTTGAAACCGTGCTGATAGCCTTCGCTGCAAATTTAATCACGGTTCCGATTCCCTGCGCAAGTTTGTCAAATCCTCCGCCGCCTTCCAGCTTGGAGGAGAGGCTTCCAAAGGCTTTTCCAACGTCTGACAACGCGGTTTTCATCGCCTTGAAAGCACCGGTATCCGCAATCTTTTTAAAAAAATCCTCGATTCTTTTTACGGCGCCCGCTATTTTATCCGCTAATCCCTGCGCGTCAATACCCGATAACATATCCGCAATGGCGCTTACCGCGCTGATCCCTTTTTGGGACAGTACTTCAAAGGCTGGGGTAAGCTTATTTCCCACTGTTTCTTTTAGCCCATCTAATGCCTGGGCAACCGTTTTCGGCTGGGTGGCCAGCTTGGCAAAATCATCGCTGTTTCCGACCTTCTGAATGGCATTAAAAAATTCCTCTGTGGAAATGGTACCTGCCTGTACGGCGGATACAAGCTGGGAAGAAGTCATTCCCATTTCCTTCGCAACAGCCGCCATTCCGGCCGGCGTTTGTTCCAGCATGAGCTTGAAATCCTCCCATGCCACCTTTGGCTTTGCTGCCATTTGGGTAGCCTGCTGGGAAAGGGTTTTCATTGCCTGCTTGGGATTTTCTGAGGCAGCGGCAAGTCCCCCGAACCCTTTTACAAGCTCCGTTGTGTTCTTTGTGCCGACCGCCGCGAGCTGGGAATAGGTGCTGGCCATGTCACTGGCTCCGTAAACCGTTTGTTCGGCAAAGCTTTGCAGCTCCTTTTTCACGGCATTGATTTCATCTTTACCCTTGCCGATAATTTCCATATTTCCGCTGAAGCTTTTCCATGCGGCATTTGAGGAATTGATCTCACTGAGCAGACCCTTAGCGCCGTTCGCCAGCGCGTTAAAGGCCTGCTGGCCCACGCCGGTTAAAATGCCGAAGGAAAAGCCGTTTTTAATTTTGTCCGCAAGGCTGTCCGTCGACCTTGAGGCGTTTTTCATCGCGGCTGTATAGCCCTTGTCATAGGCTGATAATATCGCGGTAACTGAATAGCTTTCCGCCATGTTATCCTCCCCCTTTCTTTAAAAACTTGCTCAAGCCGGACAACCGTCCCTGGGTACCGCCGGGGTTCTTTGCCTTTTCAAGCTCTTTTTCGTAGTCATAAAACCGCTTAAACCTACTGTAGACAGGCTTTGTCTTGTTTTTGCCCGCCTTTTTCTCCGCCTTGACGGCGAAATTCAGATAGGCTTGCAGGTGATTGCGGTAATCCTGGTCAACCTGCCGGAGCCGGACGGCCTCCATGAGGAGGGAGTACTCCGGGATGGTCAGGCGGTCAACCTCGGTAAAGCTTTGAAACCCCAGATACCGGAAGCAGTTGAGGGCGATGTCCCGGTACAAGCTTTCAAAGGCTGTTACTTCTGCTGTGCTTTCTGCTTCTCGACCGCCTCCAGAAGCGTCGCCACGGTTTTCCGTGTAGCATTCGCATTCTTTAAAAAAGAGAGCACCTCGTCAAACAGCGCGTCGATATCAGTGTCCCCGCTGTCGATATAGGCGTCGAGCTGGGCGCGGGTCAGGCGGGGGGTCTGGCCCTTGTTGGCTGTGTCCAGGATTTCGACCAGCGCCTCTACGTCGCCGTCGAGCACACCTGCCACCATATATTGCAGGCCAATATTTTTTTTCACATCGGGCAGGCCCTCAACCGGGGCGCCGACCTTTTTATTAATTTCACGCAGAAAACCCATTCCGAAATGAAAGGCGTATACAGTTTCGTTGATTGTTAATTCCATCATCTTTTATTCCTCCTAAAAATAAAAGGGGCCGGGGCCGGCCCCTTTTTCGTACTGTTTACAGCTTCAGACTATGCGCCTGTTTTGGCGGTGTCTTTAAAGACATAATTCGCAATTTCCTGCTGCGCGGCGGAAACGGTGACATCCCCGTGTTCCCCGACGCCGTTGATCCCGAAGGTGAGGGAAATTTCAACGGAATCCTCCGCGTTGGAAGCGCGTTCAATCTCGGTGAGGTAACCCTGGAAATACATGCCCTTGAATTTGTTTTCGCCAGCGCCTTCGCCGGTTGCCGGCTCGTCCAGGTTTGCTTCCCAGATTTCGATGATGTCGTCGCTGTCCATTGCCGCCTCCAGCTTATCGATCAGGGTGTCGCCCTTGGCGAGAATGGAAGTAGCGGAAATTTCCACCTCGGCCGCGCCCGGTGTGCGGATCGCGCCGTCCTTGGTGATGGTGGAGTCGCTGTCCTTGGACTTGGTGCGGCTGTTTTCTGTGGTGAAGGCAAGGGTTGTGCCGTCGGTAGTTTCAGCGTCCTTCATGATACGGTAGAGATATACGATCTTTTTGCCCTGTACGGCTTCTGCAAATAACTGTAAATTCATTCCTGTTTCCTCCTAGCTAAAATGAAACTCTGCTTCAATTACTCCATGAAGCAGAGGGGTTTTGGTGGTATTGTCTGATAAAATTCTTTGGCTTACATTCCGCACAGCCCAGGCGAAGTTTTTCGTATGGGCTATGCTGCGGCATACCGTTTTGATCTCAAGCAGCAGCCGCGACACAGTGCCGCGGTTTTTCGGGGTGTCGCTCCACACATGGATGGCGGGGTACACCAGCCCGAACACCGCGCTTTTATTTGCCGCGTCCGTCTGCTGGAAATCGCCCAGGTATACAAAGGGATAGGGCGTGCCGTCCGGCGGCAGGAAGCCGTCGTAGACCGCACAGCCCAGCGCCTCGATGCGCAGCTTTAATTCGGTGAATAATTCCTGCTGCGGGTCCATATTCTTTCTCCTTTTCCCGATAAAGGCCAGATACGAAGTATCTGGCCTTTATCTAGTCAGTTTTTTCATATCGCGGAGAAACAGCTCCTTCTGCTCGTTCTCCGCCGGGGCGACAAAGGGCTGGGGCAGCATATACCTTGTGCCGTACTCCAGCGCCTCGGCGTATTCTGTGCCGGGGCCGCAGCTTACCGACATGCCGTTGTCCCCAATGGTCATCCCGATGCTCCGCTTGGTGGCGCCAGTCTGGTAGCCGCGGGTAAAGTCGGCGTGCCTTTGCATCCTCTGCTGAAGCGCGGCGCCATGCCTGCGGACAACCCGCTTGACGTCATTTAGGGTGACATTCTGTTTCAGGGCCTTTTGGAGCTTATCCGCGCCCTCCAGCTTAATTCCCGCCATGCTGCACCTCACTGACGACAAAAATCTGCCCCCGGCGCAGCCGCCTGGAAAAATCCACGCGGTAAAGCTTGTCCCCCACCCGGATACGGTCAAACGGGACATGACAGCGGGTTTGCAGGCGGAGGGTCAGCGTGTCCTGTCTCAGCCCGCCATAGACCAGGGTGAGGGTTTCCGTGCCGGAGCTGGTGACAGAGGCCCAGCGCCTTTCCTCGGTGACGGTATCCGCCCCGTAATCCCCGGTATCGGGGTCATATGCTCCGGCGCGGACACGCTGGAAATAGACCGGTATATCATATCTCATTATAAAAGCCTCACCCTTCCACGTGCGCTGTCCTGCCGGGCTTCCAAAAAGGCTTGTATTTCCTCTGAAAAGCCGGCGAAATCGTCATTTTGAAAGCTCAGGCTTTCTCCCTCGACCGTATGGCTTGCCATCCCCTCGGAGCCGATGCGGTTAAACCGGCTGACCGCCGCCTCCAGGATAATATGCCGCATCGCTTCCGGCGGCTCTATGCCGCCTAACAGGTTTTTAAGCCTTGCCGACGCGGTTTCCAGAATCAATGAAAGCTTCGCGTCACAGTCGGTATCCTCCGGCGCGATGCCGAGCATCAGCTTGAAATCCTTTAGCATTCATGCCACCCCTTTCCTTGTTCCCTATCTGCTTCTTTCGCAGAAGGCTTTGAGCAAATCGTTTTTTTCATCTGTTTTCCCTCCGGTTTTTTGAAGCGTGTTTTCCTGTTCCGCAGCTTTTTGGGAGTTCCGCGCCTGCTCCTTTCCGTTGCTTTTTATGACTTCAACGCTTGGTCAATCCTGATATACTGCGGATAGGCTTCGGAAAGCATCCGCATGCCAATCAAAAGGGAAGCCAGCAGAACCCGCGAAGGCTCGGAAAGCTTCCCGTAACGGATCTGTGCAAGTCCCGGCGACAGCTCGTACCGGAGCGTGTCCCCCGTCAGCTCCGCGACTGACTGGAGGAAGGTCTGCACCAGGGCGGACACGCCGGCGCAGACGATATCCCTGCCCGGCGGGGCATAGCCCGCGTGCCCGGAGATTGTAAGGACACCGGGCGCGCGCCTGAGCTCAATCATGCCGTACCACCTCCCGAATGGGCATGAAAAAAGCACCCTTGTGGGGTGCTTTTATACAAATACTGTTATCTTTTCTTCACTATCTGGTCTTGTAGGAAATACTATTCTTTTTATTTGATATTTCTCATCATTTATCATGAGTTCCTGTCCCACCTTAAGTAATGGAGGGTTTTTGATAATAAATGCCGTACCAAAAGACGTATCAAATTTCTCTTCTGAGGTTACTTTCACCATAACAAATACCCATCCTTTTTTCAAAATCTTTTTCCCAAATCTCCAGATTATGCTTTATGTCCGCATAATCTTCATCTGTAAAGCCATATGCTTTAGCATGTTTCAACAACATCCGATTAGCAGCCACTTCACGAGCCGCACGCTCAGTCAAATCATCCTGCAAAATAGGACCATATTTCTTCATTTGAGTATAGTGTATAATTTCCTCAAAGAAAGCTGAGGCGCTAGGAACATCTCCTAAATGGATGATTCCATATTCATCAGATATAGCTTCAGCGCCAAAAGCAATAAGAAATCTCTCATCGTCTCCATGAGCAGCAATCACTGAACAACCTCTAGATTCAAGTTTTTCTTTCATAGCTCTGTACCGTTGTTCATCCATAGGATTTGCAACACTATGATCAGGATTTAGTTTGGTTAATGTATTGCTTTCCATTATACCACTTTCATCACCTTTTTCAACCGCTTTCTGCTTCTCCCACTCCTCGGTTGTCCCGCCTTTATCCAGGTGTTCGAGCCACTCGTCGTATTCCTGGCTGTCCTCATAAGGTGCGGTGGAGCACCGGCAGTTCGGGTGCAGGGGCGGGGCG